TGCGCCGTAGGATCGTTCTCACGCAGCTTCGGAGGATTGCCAAGGCTCATCAGGCCGAGTTCGTCGTTGGTTTCGTCGAACATCTTCTGCGAGGCCGGTCCAGCCTCCATAATCAACTCGTTAGCCAGCGTCGGATCAATCGCACGCAGGGCCAGACCCACGAGCTTGGTGCGATCCACAACGCCAACGCTGTCCAGCGGCAGCACGAGGCTCGAAAGCGCCTTGAGTTTCTCGGTCACGAGGTCGGTTTGCAGTTCGCGCACGTCGAACTTCAGAGAAACGTCGAACTCTTGAACGTTGGTGCTCAGCGGAACGTTGCTGCCAGTGATGCGAGCCACTTCCTCTGGCCCAGTGTACTGCAAAGTGAGGCTCAGAACCTGCCGGAACGCCTCGGTCCAGCCGTGCAGCCAGTTGTTGACCAGCCGTTGCTGCCGCATCTGGGTAAGCGCAGGAGGCACTTTCTCGGTAGGACGACCGAAGTAGCGGTCCACCTGAGTCTCGATGGCTGCGATGAGGTTGAACGCAACGCTTGGCTCACGCGCAGGCGGCTGCATGAACGAGATTTCACCCGGACGCAGCACCGGAATCTGCACCGCAGGCCCTAGACGCAGGTTTCCGCCACGAGTCTTCGGCACTTGAATCGGCGGAATCGTGTTGAGGCTCGTGTAGTCGAAGATCGAGTCGCGCTGAGCCTTGATCTCGTTCTGCCATGTCGCGCAGATCTCCGGCACTCCTCGGCTCTCAACGATCTTCCGGTGGATCACCTCGGAACGCCACACGATGAACGGATACTGGCCGTGCTCGTAGTCGATCAGCTCGAACTTGCCCCAAGAATCACCCACTTGCGGGCAGAACACCGTGCAGTAGACGCCCGGGACACCGTCCTCATCGAGCGCCTTCTGGTAGGCGTACACCACCTCGATCAGGTTCTCACGGTCCAGAACCGCGTTATTGGTCAGACCGATGGTGTAGGTATAGTCCGAGAAGTTGGAGAACCGTCCCCGGGTAGCAATCGCCTGCTTGGCCCATTCCTCATCCCAGTCGTCGGTCTCGACATGCTGCATCACTTCGATCTCGGTCATGTAGCAGCGGCGGAAAACCACACGCGCACTCTGGATGTCGGTCGTCTCCGGCGGGAACGCCAGCTCATCGTAGGGTGCCAAGGCCGCCACGCTCGGAGAGTTCTTGACCAGCGTCGGCACGTAGATCTCGCACTCGCCTTCCTCGCGCAGGTCCTTCACGCACTCCAGAGCCTTGCGCTTCTTGAGATTCGGAAACGCAGCCATGAGCAGCTCGGCCAACTGGTCTGTGGCATCCGGATTGGCCAACAGATTCGGCAGGTCCGCCAACACGCTGCCTTGAGGACTCTGCGCCGCGATCTGCATGAGCTGCTCGACCGTGACGTACTGTTCCTTCTGCCCAATCTCCTGCTGCCAAGAGACATGGCAACCTGCCCAACCATAGGTCCACAGGTACTGGCTCAGCAGCTCCACCTCACGGGTCATGTCCGTGTAGAGCTTCTGGTTCATCACCCAGTCCATGAGGCTGTGCGCCGTCACCGCAGTGTCCAGATTCCGCACGTTGGTGGGAGCCACACGCAGCATCGAGCGCCAGAAGGCCGTGGAGCACACATCAACCAGCCCATTGACCACCTCGTCAGCCAGCGGAATTCGCGTATCGGACGCACCATCCCAAGGGAACGCCATCTTCCCATTCGGCTGGTTATCATTCCACTTCTTGCCGTCACCGCTCTGACCGTCCCAGCGGCAGTACCGGGTGTTCTCAGCCTGCCCAACCCGAGTCCCAAGACCATAGTCCGTGGCCGCACGACGCAGCTCCTCGTTCAGCGCACCCACGTCAGGCGCGTCACCCACGTGCGCCATTGCATCCCCACTGGTCTTATAGCTCGTCGCGTATTGCATCTGCAGCCCTTTGGTCTGTTTGCACCGAAAAAGCAATGCTAATACCCCCCTCCGCCGTAGCTATCCAGCCCGCCGGCACCCACATGCTCGATCTTTGAGATGAGCAGCATGCCCAAGCAGTCGATCGGATCCTTCGATGCACCCTTCTGCCCGTCCCTTCCAGTATGCTCACTCATGCACCAGATCAGATTGTGCAGGTCGTCGACCACGTAGAGCCTCGGCTCGTTCAAGGACGTCAGTGGCTTGGTGGCGTCGTAGCTCAAGTCGGAGTTGATGGCCGCAGTTCGCTGGTCCACCGGCACACCCGGAGCAGGGATGAACGCCATGCCATCGTCCTGATCGCTAGGCTCGGCTAACAGGTCAATCAATGTTGTACCACCCTGCTCGCTGAGTGCCGGGCTGCCACCCGCTCTAGGGTCAATCAGACGCATTACCGGCTCCCCACGGCCAATCTCTTCCTCGATGGCTCGGAACAACTGCCGGTACTCGATCACACTCCTTCCCGCCTCGAGCGTCTGCGCAGGACCCGGTTTCCCGTCCGCCTTCTCGGATGCCAGAGCCCATTCGCCGTACCCGGTGAAATCTGGGAACTCGCGAACCACAACCTTGCGGCCATCCTCGTAGACCAGCATCCAAAGGCAGTACCAGTTACGGCTGCCTGCCGGGTCGCAGACCATGTACAGCGTACCACCATCCGGAATCTTGCTCCTAGGGATGCAGTGAGTCTCGGGTCGGAACCGCGCAAATGCCTTGCCGATGTTGTCACTCGCCCAGCCATAGGCGCGCGTCAGAATCTGCCCCATCGGCGCACCCACCAGCTTGGACTTCATCTCATCCCATGGGTTGTAAGGGTTGTCCTCGGAGTAGAAGAAGACCGTGCTCCGGTTCATCTTCTCCAGCCGCATCACCCTAGGAGCCTTGCCCATCGGCCAAGTAGGTAGCCCCTGCTTACCTTTGAGCATCTGACCCTTGTGCCACTCGGTAATCGCCGCACCCCCAGTGAACTCCTTGTAGACTGACGCCACACCCTCCAGCGGAGTCTGAGTCACCAGCAGCTTGCCACGGCGTGTAACCAAACGGTACCTCAGCGTGTCTACCCAGCTCTGCGGCACCAACTCGTCGCACCAGATCAGGTCCGCCTCACGGCCTTCGATGGTGTTCTCAGACTGCGTGTAGTTCAAAAAGTCACAGCGGCTACCGTTAGGCAGGATGAAGCTGCCATCCGTGAAGCCGTTCTTCCGGCTATAGTTCAGGTAGTGGATCTTGCCCTTCTTCGTAGCCTTCAAAGCCACCGGTAGGTACTGGTAGATCGCTGGCTGCTGCACTGTGACACTCGTGGCATTGCTCGTATGGCAGCAGAGCACGTTGCAGTTCTCCTTCGAGAGCAGTGTCTCCACCACCCGCCTAGCCGCCCACAGGGTCTTCCCAGCTCGGTTGCCACCGCTTATCAGCAGCTCGCTACACTCAGACCATACCTTGTTGGCTAGCTCCCAGTGGTCCGGCACAAAGCCGTAGGTGAAAGGATCAGCCTTCTCCAAGAGGCACAACTGAGTCCGCTGGTCGCGCAACTCCAAGGCCCTAGGATGCTGTGCGCTGACCTTCGGGATCACCGGATGCTCCGGCTGGCTGTTGGTCCACTCGATCTGGTGCTTCTCGCTACAGAATCGGCCAGTGTCGCGGTCTGGGGTAAATGACCGGGAGCAGATCAGGCACTTGCGAGGAAGGAACTTGGACTGGCGAAGGGGGCGATTTGCGAAGTTTTTTTCAGTTGGGGAATGCGTCACCGTTGACGACCCAGCCGAATGCTCGACCCCCTCCCCCCCTATGCCTTGAGCATCTGGTATGACCGACTCGGATTCTTCACGATGATACTGGCTAATGCTTGGCATCAGATCCTCTCAATTAAATATAATACCTATTGTACACTGTAGTTAAGAGCCCTCGGGAAGCACCTCAGCGTTGGTCTCGACCTCGACGGCGTCTTGTTGACCCTTGGTTCCCAGCTCCTTCATCAGGTCCCGGTGGCTGGCCGTTAGCGTTAAAGAGGCGTGGATTGACGTGGGTTGGCCCTTTGTGACCGCCAACTTGTCGGTTAGGATGGCTACCGATACCGGCACTGTGCGTGAGTCAATCTCATCCATCCCATTCTCTGCCAAGCGTTTAGTGCCCTTCCAGATGGCAATCTCCATGAAGGATATGACATCTGTTCGCCACGCTTCCTCGGTCTCTGGGTAGTCCTTGGGAACCTT